GAGGAGAACTAATTATGTATACATTCAAAGTAACGGTTCGTAAGGCTATGCGTTCACCAAAGTATCGCACTGTATTGGGGGTGAACACATTGAACAGCGGTTGGCGAGTAGATGTACCATACGTAAGTGTGGCAGCATTTAGGCCAAACAGTGGCAGAGAAACCATTCGCTCAAAGAAGAGTGGCATACGAGCCATCTATGAAAACAACCGTAGTGGTGTTACACGGGTATACCACCTAGTGTAATACACCTGTATTAATTGGGTTGGTCTAGCTATGCATGTACTGCATGGCTAGGCCGACTAACCTGAGAGTATGAACATGCATGACTTCATGTTGGGTTTCTGTTGGGGTGTAATGGCAATAGTTCTTGTCGCTGTAATATGTATGTCACTTATATAGGAGGAGGCGCAATATGTCTGACAAAATCAAGGCAGTAGATAGTGAGATGGTCATAGCTCGTGTACATGAGCTTATGGCAGAGGGTAAGGCATCCAGTGCAAAGGCATGGACACCTGTTAAAATTGTGGACACAATAGAGGAGGAATTTGGTACAGAACCTGCTACTGTAGCGTTTCAATATCTTGTAGATAATTACGGGGTATTGTAGATGATTATACAAACGAAAGGGGGTGTGAATGGGTGAAGTAGTTACCTATGAAGATTTTATGAACAGAAAAGAGGATTGGTATGTACAAATGTGGAAGTATGGAAAGCACGATGATGCTGTCTTTGCTTATAACATGGAACGCATAGGGTTTAATAAAAAGGACATACAAGAATGCCTTAATGAATACCATAATGAGGACTAGCAAAATTTTGCACTGCAAAAAAATGCTTGACATATAAATACATGTCTGTATAATGTGTTCTTAACACACCAACCATACATAGACTATGTTCTTTAATATAGTATATGTACAACATATATAAAGGAGACATAAAGTGAAGACCAAACATACTGCACCTGTGATGACAGAGGAATTTACCAAAAGGGCAGAAGAAAAATATGTAAGGCGGGATAATGCTAAAAAGAAAACGCAATTGAGAAAGCAACAAAGGAAACGTAAGAAGGAGAAACACTATGCTTGACGTATCTTTGCCAGCCCTGTCCATGTTGATGCAAATTGTGACGGGGCTGGTGGCTGTTAATCCTGTAGGCAGTCATGAAGAATTGTATTGTTTAGCCATCAACTCGTATCACGAGGCGAGGGGCGAGGCTTTTGATGACAAACTTGCTACAGCACAGGTAGTCATGAACAGAGTGGCCTCGCCCAAGTTTCCTGATGATGTCTGTGAAGTAATTACAGATGGTCCTATACGAGAGTCATGGAAAACCAGACAGCACCGTGATCTTGATCCATTGGAGCGTGTGTATTATCCTGCCAGACACAAGTGCCAGTTCTCGTGGTACTGCGATGGTAGATCAGATGCCATGTACAACCTTGACGGATGGGAGGACAGTGTAATTGCTGCTTTCCTTGTGTATACAGGGTTTGGTGAGGACATAGTAAGTGGTGCCACACATTACTACGCACACGATAGGGTAAGTCCATCGTGGGCAGAGAGGATGGAGGTTACCGCCAAGTTAAGTGGGCATACATACTTGAAGGAGAACTAAGATGAGATACCATGTAGGAGTTGACGTACATGACTTTAATAAACACACACATGGCCGAAAAGAATTAGTAACCTACGATGAGGATTGGGCAAGTGCGGCAGAGTATGTCATGAAGATGATAAAAATACAGCAACCCCTTGCAAATCTTGAATTAGCATATGTAAAAGAATATGCTACGCATCAAAGAATTTTGCATTCCATACGACTACTCAGGGATGGGCCTGAACCTGATGAGGAAGATTACGACGAGATGAAAGAGCACTTTCATAAGTATGTAGTTTGTGATTGGGAAAACTAAGGAGGATATATTATGGTTAAAAATTATCACACCAAGAAACGTCACGGTTTTGTTACACCTAGAGAGAGGGGAATGAATGATTGGACTGCCACTAAGAGTAGTACCAATCAGTCTTGGTTTAACTCCCATGTGGTGGTGATTGGGCCAGATGAGGAAACAGAAAAGGCTATTAAAAATATGATTAAAGAAAATAAATTAGTTGTTGACACTGAAGAGCAAAGACAGGGGTATCCCATTGATAAACAATATGTAGAAGAACGATTGAAGGAAGGGTAGAATGAAAGAGCTACTGCTCTCACTAATCCTCTGGATAGGAGCCAACTCTACTCTCCCAGTGGAAGGTGTTCCACCACCAGAAGTTGAGTTTCTTTCTTCTGAAGAATTGCGCACCCTCTATATCATAGAGGATGTTTGTGATACTGGAGAAATAAGAGCATTATATGATTTAAATAACACAATAATCTATTTATTGGAGGATTGGGATAAATCTAATTTAATAGATAGAAGCTTTCTGTTGCACGAATTAGTACACCATCTACAGAAAGAGGAGGGCTATGAAGTAAGAATAATAAGAGAAGAGGAATCATATGAATTACAATTCATGTATCTGAGAGAGAGTGCGATAGATGACCCAGAAGAAGTGTTGCGTATAAGTGATTTGTTCTCCATTATGAACAATTGCCATATAATGTAAAAGAAAAATTAGTTGTTGACACTGAAGAGCAGTCTGTGGTATAACTTTAATCATCAAACCAAAGGAGAATATAAATGTTAAATACGTTTGAGCTACCCGATGCACTTAAATTCAACCCTGTTCTCATGCCCATTGAACATGAGGGCGTGAAGCTTCCTACTTCAATCGGACAGAAGATTGTTCGTGATGACAGCAACGAGGTGTTGGGTATCGTGAAGTCTCGATACACTCCGCAGCCATACAATGCCCTGTGGGAGCCTCTTGTGGAGGGTTTGGAGGAATCGGGTCTTGACCTTGATGACGCCGAAATCCAGTGGAGTACCATGAACAACGGTGCTCGTATGTTTGCCGATATTACTTTGAAGAGCTATAATTATGACTACATTGTGGGCGAACCAACTGCCCTTCAAATGCGAGTTCGTAATAGTGTAGATGGGTCTTTGAAGTATGATGTATCTGCCTTTATCCAGCGGCTATGGTGTTCCAATGGTTGTGCTCGAATAGCAGAGAATACCTCTGTAAAATTCAAGCACACAATCAGCACAGAGCCAGAAAAGATAGGGCAGGTAGCTGCTACATGGCCTCTAGTTCTAGAGGATGATGCTCACCTTTTTAATCACATGAGAAAGGTAAATATGGAGAGAGATACAGTACAAAATTTCCTGAATACAAACCTGTGTCTTACCAAGACCAAGACTAAGGTTAAGGTTAATGAAACGTGGTTGGGTAGTATGATGGAACTGTGGGACACTTACAGTTCTCAGATTGGTAAAAATGGGTATGCATTTTACAATTCACTTACTCATTATGGTACGCACGTTGACAAGGACCGCCTACGGGGGGCTGAAGTTGGTAATCGTGCGTTGCGACAGGAGCAAGATGTCCAAGCCTTGGTGCGGGGTAAGGCATTTAAAAGTCTCATAAGGTATGATGACTTTGAGCAGCGTCTAGCTGCATAGCTTTGTCGTAATATGATGGCAGGTGTGTAGGTTTTGTTCTCCCCTATGCACCTGCCATCACTATTTTGGAGATATAAACAATGAATAAATATACCCAAAGACAATGGGACAGAACTGTAGGGTATGGTACAGTTCTAGATGAATACAACATTGAAAAGGAAGATAAAATAGTACCTTACGATGAAGACCGGATGCTAGAAGAAAAACGTAGGCAAATTGCACACCGCAAATGCTTACTAATTAATTATATACCGCATGAGAAAAGAATATTAGATGACTGTGTGACAGTTGAGCAGGTAGATGACTTAATTAAGTCGGCGGAAATAGATAGAGATGACAGAGATATAGACACATGGGATAGTCTGTATAGTAATAATATGTATGCTAGAGAATTGTGCAGATTACATAAACTTAAAAAGTTTCTTGCATTAGGCGTGACTGTACGGCAATATTCGCACAGTGGGTTTCTCGTAGAAGGAAAATTTGTTGTAGGATTTCAGAAAAACAGATGGAGAGTAAAGGGGCAGGAGAAGTGGTACTGGTATAAGAATGAGGAAGATTTAGTAAATAGGTACATCAGAAAGGAACAGCTATGATGAGCACACAGATACTTTTATTTGATGACGGTCTACACGCCAAATGGCAAAAATTTCACCACGACAACCCACGAGTGTACGATTTATTCAAGAAGTTCACGTTTCAGGCGATTCAAGCTGGGTACAAATCGTTTTCATCAGACGCAATCTGCCATCGGATTAGATGGGAGACGAGTGTTGTTACGTTGGAGGAAGGGGTAAACCCTGACACAGGGGAGAAGTTAAAGATCAATAACAATCACGTTGCCTATTACGGACGTAAGTTTATGTGGGACTATCCTAAATATGGCGGGTTCTTCCGTACACGGGATACGAAATCAGCTTGAGAAAATTTAGTAAATAAATACATCAGAAAGGAACAGCTATGATGAGAGCACTTCCAGATGAATTTACCGTGCGAGAATCAGGAAAAGATGGACTTGGGCTATTTGCAAATAGAGAGATCATCATATTTCCTGTAGCCATAACCCATATACATCATCCTTTTATTGGTTGGTTGCGTACCGCTGTTGGAGCTTTCATTAATCATAGTTCTACACCAAACTGTGTAATTCAAGAAAATAATACTAGAGTAGATACAAGAACAGCTATTGACGATTTTAATTTGGATAGGTATCTATTGGGATCACGTTATAATGAGAGTGATGGTGTAGTTATTAGAGTAAGATATTTGTTACAGACTGGCTCAATAAAAGAGGGCGATGAAATTACGATTGAATATGAGGATGTATTATATCATGGACTACGACCTATTGACTATCCCAGATTTCCTTCGACCGAAGAAGAAGAGGGGCAGACCACGCAAAGAAAACTCGAACTTGTTGGACACGCCATTTGAAACACCAAACAAGTGGGAGGAATGGGACAAGATTAAACAGGAAAAGTATGGTAAAAAATACTCCATAATTCTTGGTAGTCAAGCTCCACGCATAGGCAGTGGTCTTAGAATTGTGTATGTAAAAGAGGGCAGCAAGTGGGCGACCATGATCAGTCATACTGGTGATCCCAGTAATAGAGAGGGCAAAATAATAAAAAGATTTAAATTAAAAAAATGGAAAGAAATAAAAGCTTTACATGAACAATACTTAAAAAGGAATCATCCCGATGAAGTTGCTAGAAAGCTCAGTCGCAAACGCTATAGAAGAATATAAGAAGACACCAGAGTTTGGTGTTAAAGTACGCTCTGATAAAACGAGGCAGCAATATGTCTATCAGCTACAAAGATTATGTAATACAGAGGTAGATGGACTGCCAGTAGGGGCTATCCTCATAAACGAATTGTCTGTAGCTAAGTGCCAGCACATATATTGGGCGATAATAAATGGGGCTGAAGGGGGCACGGGAGAGCGGTTTGCTAACTACACATTGCAAGTGGTTACTCGTGCATGGAATGTGCTTATAAAGTATGACCTGCTTGATAAAAATCCTTGGTCATTTGTGGAGAGAAGTAAACCAGCACCAAGAAATACTGTGTGGAAGACAGGGGATTTCACAACTTTCTTAAATGTAGCATTTGGTGTAGCTCAATGGAGAAACATAGGGCTATTGGTGAGAATTAATGTAGAGTTGGGACAACGAACTGAAGACATACGGCTTTCAGAGTGGGACAACTACGATTTAAAGGAAAAATTATATGTTCGAGAGGTTATACTTAAAACTAATGAGCGTATTGCAGGAATACCTTTGTCGGATACTCTTATTCAAATGATTACAGAACAAAAGGAAGTGTATGGGTTTCAAAAGTGGGTTGTTCCTAATCCCTTGACTATGGAGCCGTACCATGAAAAAAGTATAGCCCGTACTTTCAGGAAAATTATGAATGCTGCTGGCTTACCGTCTAGACTACAGCTACGGGACATTCGTAGGACTGTGTTAACAGACCTAGCCAATCATGGGGCTACTGACACAGAGATTATGGCATACAGTGGGCATAAGAGCAGAGATAGCTTGCTGCCCTATGTATGTATAAATACACAACAGGCACGTAATGCTGCTGCCAAGAGGCAGTTCAGTTTAGAAAAGGATACTGGCTGGGAAAAATTAAAGAAGAAGACTTATGCACATTCATAGATACATTCAATCTCTAGATTTACAAATTGAAGAGAGGTACAGAGGAGATTGCCCCGAATGTAATGGTAGTAACACTTTCACTGCGATTAAAACTACGGAAAACATTCTCTATAATTGTTACAAGGTGGGGTGTAAGTTAAGAGGAAACAGTAGCTATCAGTTTACCGTTAGTGATGCTTTAATCAGAAACAAAAAAGAGAAAAGGCAGAAAGAAATCTTTTCATTGCCTACATACATTGCCCCAAATATGGAAAGAATTATTCCTTGGGCTAAACAGTACGGTATAGATGGCGCAAATCTTTTGTACGATGTAAAAGAGAACAGAATTGTTTTTCCTGTTGTATATAACAATAAGACTGTGGACGCTACAGGCAGGGCAATAAACAAAAAGCATAAACCAAAATGGAAAAGGTATGGGAGTAGTGGTCATGCATACATTAGCGGTTCTGGAGAGGTGGTTGTGGTAGTGGAAGACTGTATTTCGGCTGCTGTTGTACCTACAATCGATACTAAGTGTACTGGTTTTGCTTTAATGGGCACGTCCCTTTTGGCTGTTCATATAGAACAGTTACAGAATTACAGTAAAGTTATTGTCGCTCTTGACCCAGACGCAGTTCAAAAGACATTTGAGTTTACCAGAAATTTGAGAGGTTCCCTGACTACAAGCAGTGTTTGTGCCATGAAACTAGAAGATGACTTGAAATACAGGAGAAAAAATGATATTATGAATCTGGAATTACACATACAATAGGAGAAATAAATGGAACTGCCATTGTTACGCACACTTATGAATAGAGAATTTTATAATGAAAACAAAAACATAGCCAAGGAAAGGATATTTAGAAGCAAAGAAACCCGTAACATTAAGCAGGTCTTAGATGAGGCTATGGCTGACTACGAAAATGATATAGGCCCAGCCGATGTAGAGGCATTGTTCTTTACCAAAAATCCTACTCTTACTACTGCACAAAAGGATGTATATCAAAGTATTTTTCGTAAGATTGCCAATGCCGATACCCTCAACGAAGACGTAGCACAGAATGTACTACGAGAATTGAATAGAGAGGACGCTGCCAATGAGTTGATGGACATAGCATTTAAGATGTCCAATGGAGAGGTTACATCTTTGCATAAGATTGTTCAGTTCACGGAAAGGCGTGAGGAAGATTTCATGCCAGCACTAAAGGTATACTTTGAGAATATGGACATTGCCTCCCTGTTGGAGAAAAATGAATTACAATTTAAATGGAAATTAAATATACCTACAGTAGCGCAGTTAGTTCCGGGAGTAAATGCAGGACAGTTAGTAGTGGGTGCTGCTCGCCCTAACACTGGCAAAACAAGTAGCCATGCTTACTTATGTGCAGGACCAAACGGTTTTGCCCACCAAGGAGCAAAGATTATGGTGCTGGCAAATGAAGAAGATACTAGTCGAGTGTCTTCACGATATCTTACTGCTGCCTGTAATATGAACATAAAAGAAATTGTCAAGGACAGGAATAGGGCAGAGAATTTGTTTGGCCCCATCAAGGACAATCTTAAAATTACTGATGCTACAGGTTGGGACTTAGATCGTGTAGAACGTGCCATTAAAGCCTACGAACCTGACATTGTGATTGCGGACATGGCAGACAAGTTTCAGCCAGAAGGTAAGTACACTGCTCACCATGAACAGTTGAAGGCTACCTACATTCGTTTTAGAATTATTGCCAAGCAGTACAATTGTGTGTTGTTTGCCATGTCACAGTTATCTGCTGAAGCAGAGGGCAAGGTCTTTGTGAACATGAGTATGTTGGAGGGCAGTCGTACAGGCAAGGCCAGTGAAGCCGATGTACTATTCTGCATAACTAAAACAGCTATGACAGAGGGGCAACAAGAAGAGGAAAGTCCAGAAAGGCATTGGTTGATTCTTAAAAACAAGCTTACTGGTAAGCATGGTCGTGTTATTACAATGCTTGATCCAGAAACTGCTACGTACAGTGCATAGGAACATGACATGAAATTAACCATAGACGTAGAGAACACCGTATCCAAGCTACCGTCCGGCAAGACCCTTCTCGATCCATTTACAGAGGGTAACAAGCTTGTTTTGGTATGTACAAGAACAGACACGGGAGGGGAGTCATCCTTTTGGTTTGGGCATCCTACTCATAGCACAGACAATGCCAAAG